CTTGATGGAACTTGTTGTGGTTTATTCATCATATCACCATATTGTCCACCAACTAATTCATTCATTCTATCCGATGTAAACTCACTACCACCTAATGTTTTCCAATCATTACCATTAGCTGTTTCATTTAATACATCATTAAGAACAGAATTTGATGAAAAGTTTTTCTTTTCGTGTATTGGTTGTTCTTGTGATGATAGTGCTGGTTGTTTTAGTTCATCAATGACTTCGTGAATTGCCATAGCAACTTCTTCTCTAACTATTTGTCTGATTGTTTTTTTCTTTTTCATAATTACCTCTATGTTTATCCTCTATCGTTTGGTTCTATAAAATGATGTTTACTTTTTATAGCATTAATTTTTTGTCTTAATGGGTCTAATACATTTTTAAGTGGAGCTCCTTGATAAGCTAATGTTAGTGGAAAATATTGATTTGATGTTGTTATTTCCAATATACTAAACAATTCATCAAAGATTTCAAATAGTTTATTCCCTAAAATCATTGGCTCCATTAATGATTCTGTTTCTTGTTGCCCCTCAGCATTTGTAGTTGTTCTACTGTAATTAGGTTTATTAACATCACCTAAATATGTTTTATTAGCTTCAATTATTAAATTTTTATTTATTGATATTGACAGTGTATTACCTGCTCCAATATGAATATCTTTTTTAGCTGATAAATAAATGTCACCATTATATAACTCATTTCCTCTTGAATTAAATATAATTCTATCTGAGTTTATAAATACTTGATTTTTATCATACCCATATAAAACTCCATTTACATTATCAACTTGATTAATTGACTTCACAACACTTGACATTAATCTTTGATTACCCTCAACTCTATCAGAAGCCAATGTGAATGGAACTGGTGTTCTGGTCCAAGTTGAATCATCATCAGGATTAGGTTTTTTTAATTCAACGTATTGGCCAAAATGTTGGTTAATTGTTCCTGAATTAGTAATACTTATTAAACTTCCATCAGCATTACTCTCATTAAAATTATTTGAATGTCTACCATTGGAAATAAAAACATATGGATTTTTATCTCTACTTCCAATTCTTAAACTATTTCCATGTCTACCTTCAAACATCATATCACCATGTGTTTCATTAATCGCTTCACCTTTATCCAATTCATCTTTTATAGGTTTCATCATTCTATTATGATTAACTTTTTTAAAGTTTAATGATTGCCCCATCATTATTCTTTTTTCATCAGTTGTCATTTTAACAACATCTGTGATTGGTTTTTCAGGTACAAACATAAAATCATTATTAAAGTTTGGATTATTCTGTGTATTCAAGGGTCCAAGATAATATTTTATCCCACCAATATCACATAGTAAAACTGGATCTCCCTTTGCAGGTACATCAACAAAACCTCTCATTAAAGGAAAGTATCTATCTGAATTTGTCAACTCAGATTTTTTTCTTTTAGGTTTACTTGTAATGTGTGGCATAGCTAATATTGTATTTGTATATTCTGCTTTATTAAATGATTGAAAACTAACATCAGATGTAACAACTTCAGTAACAATACCTGGCACAAATTGTAAATAATAAGGAACACTTATTGGTTTACCAAAATTACCTGGAATTGTAACATTATCTGCTTTTGTAAATGTTGAAGCCATTTAATTACCTTTTATATTAATTGTTTTATCTTTTATACCTTCAAGTCTACTTTGTTCTTGTTCTAAATCTTGAACTGTATCTTGAAGTGTACTCATTAATTCTTCTTTTTCCTCATCACTTAATAACATTGATTCATCGGAATCACCTTGTGATTTGGAAATAATTCTTTGTAGTACACCAGCTAATTTAACCAGATGTTCATCGTTTCTAACGGCTGTATCCATATATTC